AAATCGTCTTGCTCCTAAAGCAGCAGATCAAAGTTCTCCTAGCCTCATATCTGATCCTCAGTTTAGTTTCGTAAGTTCAGAATCATATACAGGCTTAAGTAAAAAGGAAGCAGATGAACAGCGAAAGGCAAAAAAGAGGGGATATGAAAAAGTAGATGGGAAATGGCGTAAAATACAAAAAACGTCTACTATTAATACAGGTATTTCTGCTCCATCACTTGTCAAAAATGCACAAGGTTATTGGGTAACACCCCGAGTTATAGAAGCTGGAAAGAAAAGAAAAGCAAAAGCAAAACGTGCTTACGAAGATAGCGAGAGTTGGATGTGAGTAGTGCTGAACGAGCCATAGAGATTGCAGAAGCAATCCTTGAAGCAGAGGAAACTAATAAATTGGTAACATATACACCATATGATTATCAAAAACGTTTCCATAATGCAAAAGATAGTACAGGCAAATTAGCAAGACAACGACTGTTAATGGCAGCTAATAAAACTGGTAAGACATTCTGTGGTGCAGTTGAATTAGCAATACATCTTACAGGACTGTATCCTGATTGGTGGACAGGAGCTAGATTTAAAAGACCAGTTACAGTATGGGCTGCTGGTAATACCACAGGTAACACTAGAGATATTGTACAAGCAGAGTTACTTGGTGAACCAGGTGATCCTGAAGAATATGGTAAAGGTGCAATTCCAAGAGAGTTAATCATAGGCACACCCTTGAGATTACCAGGTATCCCTAATGCCGTGCAAAGTGTTGTTATTAAACATGTTTCTGGTAAGAACTCAAAATTAATGTTTAAATCATACGAGCAGGGAAAACAACAATGGATGGGTAAGGCAGTAGATGTTGTGTGGCTAGATGAGGAACCTCCACAAGATATATACTCTCAGGCACTTCGTGCATCCTTAAAAGCTGGTGGTTTGGTATATATGACGTTTACTCCAGAAACAGGAATGACCCCAGTTGTAACACAGTTTATGACTAAACTTGGAAGTTCTCAAGCACTTTTTGCTGCAACATGGGATGATGCACCACACCTGAATGACGATATTAAAGAAGAAATATTAAGAGCATTACCTCCACATGAAAGGGAAATGCGTTCAAAAGGAATACCTATATTTGGATCAGGTATGGTATTCCCCAATGTTACAGAGCAAATAGAATGTGAAGCATTTGCAATTCCTGAATATTGGCCTAGAGTCTGTGGGATAGATTTTGGGTGGGATCACCCTACTGCTGCTGTTTGGCTTGCATGGGATCGGGATACAGATACAGTATATGTTTATGACTGTTATAGACAGTCTTCACAAACGCCTGTTGTCCATTCTGCTGCTATACGAGAAAGAGGGAAATGGATTCCTGTCGTATGGCCTCATGATGGAAGTCAGCATGATAAAGGTTCAGGTCAATCTCTTGCTGATATTTATCGTAAACAAGGATTGAATATGATGCATCAGCATTTCACAAATCCAAAAGGGGATATTGCTATTGAACCTGGCATTATGGAAATGTTACAAAGAATGGAAACAGGCCGTTTTAGAGTATTTACTTATTTAAGAGATTGGTTTGAAGAAGTAAGAATGTATCATCGCAAGGATGGAAAAATTGTTGCAAATATGGATGATTTGATGAGTGCAACCAGATATGCAGTTCAATCATTACATTTTGCTACATTAGATAGAGGCAAGAAACAGAGGAAAAGGAAAGCTATTGGTTCTGCACCTGGAGAATGGAACTATTTCCCAATTGAAAAACATGTATATGCGTAATGGATTTTGAAGTAATTAACAATCTAGGCTATTTAGAGGTAATTGAAATATCTATTTGGCTAGGTATAATGTATTTTGGTAAATGTGCTATAGATAACTATTTTAGGAGGTAATATGTTTAGTTTTGGAGGATCATCATCAAAGTGGTGGAACAGTTTTGCTGATAACTTTCGTGGTAAAGGTGGAGAAGGTGGTAGATTCTTTACTGGTATGGCTAAAAACTTGTCACAGACCAGAGACTATCTAAGGACTCAAGGAGGAGGTGAATTGGGGAAGTTACTTCATAGCCCAACCACAACATCAAGTGATGCGCTTAAGAATATGGATAGAAGTACAATGGGATGGTCAAGACAACTATCACCATTATGGGAAGGTGGTTTAACAGCAAGTGGAGGAACAACGCAAGATATATTTGGCACCGAAGATCAAGGTGGATTGTTAGCTACTTGGCTAAATAAAGCTGGTCATCATACATTTGGACAAAAAAGAGCAGGATATGGTAGTTCAGGTAGTAGTGGTAGTAGTGGTGGAAATTCATCTGCTGTAGTTTCTACTGATACAGAAGACCCAAGTTTAATAAATCAAGGTAACTGGCAAAATGCAGCTACTATAGATTCTTATATGCGGAGAGTAAATCAGCAATTTAATGCAGGAATAGAAACTGATTTAGCTGCTACACAACGTGGTCGACTAAAGGCTGCTAACATATCATAAGGAGATATATATGAAAGTATATACAGAAATCATCTATACATGGGATGACAACAAAGGAAAATTAGTTGAAGAATCATCTAAGTCATTTGAATATGAAGGTGAAGTAACATTATGTGATAGTAAAAGATACCCTCATGCTCATTTCGGTGGAACATTAGGTGATATACTTGATCCAGGAGGTACGACTGGTGATATAATTGATGATGTGGGGGATGTTACAGAAGATATAACAGATATATTTGGTGGAAGTGACGATTTTAGTTGGGATGATTTTACGGATGAAGGTAGTGATCAAATGGGTGGAGATTGGGGTATGGATGAAACATTAGGAGGTTTTGATTTTGGCGCTGATGATTTTCCTACATGGGACTACCAACAAGATTTAGATAATTTAGGAGATTTAGGTCAAGGATTTAATGAAGATGTAACTGATCTTACTGGTGGATTTCAAGATGATGCTGAAACTTGGTGGGATGAAAATACTGATACCCTTAATGATATGGGGGATACATTTGATTATAACGTAAATGAGTTAAACACATTTGTAGATAATACTGTTGCTGTTCTTGGTGATACAAGTAGTTTAATAAATCAAGGTCTTGGTGCAACAATTGATATTAATAATCCAAATGCATTAATTGTTAATCCTCAAGGATGGTATGATGATGCCTTCAAACCACAAGGTGATGCAAAGATATGGTATGATTGGATGATGGGGAATAATGATGACCTTACAGAACATGGTGTAGAAAATCTAGGTAATCTATTCAATGATTATGCAGATACTTTAGGTGGAGTGCTTGGGGATATGATGGATATATGGCCTAGTGATGGTGGAGCAAGTGACAATGCGAGAAACGCAAATAGGCTAATTAGTGGTGATCCATTTGGTAATCAGGGCAAAACAAGACGTTTAATTCAATCAAAGAAGACTTTCCAGAGTGAAGCTCCTTCTTTAATTAATGCATAGGTAATCTTATGGCAAATGATGGTAATCGTGATCCTTTTGGCACAAGGATTGATAAACATTATGAATATTTAAAAGGGAAGCGTACAACTTGGGAACGTCAATGGCAAGAATTGGCAGAATATGTATTGCCTCATCGTTCTGATTTTACTTCAAAACGTTCACTAGGTGAAGAACGCTTAGAGATGGCATTTGAAGGTACGGCAATGAGGGCATTAAAACGATTTGCTTCTCAAATTCATAATGTATTTACTCCTATGGGAGCAGAATGGTTTAAACTTACTACAGGTATTACTGCAATAGATAAACAAAGAGACGTACAACTATGGCTAGAGGAGGCAACAAAAATTGTTAAACATCATATATCACGCCCATCATCTAATTTCCACTCTGCGATCTTTCAGTATTACCTTGAAGCAGGGGCTTTTGGGACTGGCATCGTCTTTGTTGAAGATATTCCTGGTGTCGGTCCTCGTTTTAGGAACTTCCCTTTATCTGATTGTGTACTGGCTGCTGGTGGTGAAATGGAAATCGACACCATCTACAGAATGTACAAACAAACTGCAAAAGATTTAGTAAGTCGTTATCAAATAGAGACTCTGCCTGAAGATATAATTAAACAAGGTTTAGGCGAAAAGATGTTAGAGGAAATAGATGTAGTTCATGTAGTTACGCCTTCTTGGACTCTTAGAGAGTTCTTACCTGAAAAATTTGATAAACCTTTTGTCTCAGTTACTTATTTAAAAGACAAGAAGAGAGTAATACAGGTTGGAGCTTATGATGAAATGCCGTATATATGTGCGAGATGGGAAAGATCGGATCGGGAAATATATGGTAGAGGTCCAGCATGGGAGATTCTACCTGATATGCGGTTAATGAATGAAGTAGAAAAAGTCTATCTCAAAGGTGTTCAAAAAGCTATTTCACCTCCTATGTTTGTTCCAGATTCAGGGTTATTAGACCCACTAGATACCACACCTGATGCAATAAACTATTATAATGTTGGTATTGGAGGGAAGGATATGATCTTTCCTGCACCTAATGCTGGTAAGGTTGAGTATGCAATGGATTTAAGTGCTAAATTAACAGGTTCTATAAAAGAAGGCTTTTTCCTTGATGTCCTTGAATTACCTGGTCCGACTGCGCCTGATGGAGATGTTATGCGCTTCTCTGCAACAGAAGTATCTGTTAGAATGCGACAGAGGATGCCTGTACTTGGACCACTATTAGCACGACAAGAGACTGAGTTTCTTGATCCGTTAATACGCAGAACAGTTCATATATTAATGCGTTCAATGATGTTAGGTAAAATGCCTCCTGTATTAGATGAAATAGGATATAGAATAGAATATCTAAATCCAATCTCAATATCATTGCGTAGTGGTGAAGTGAATTCTATGGTACAACTATTTGAAATGATATTACCTTTAGCTCAAATTGATCAAACTATACCCATGTATTTTGATACTCATAAGATACTGCAAAATACTGCTGAAGTATTACAAGTACCACCATCTAATTTGCGTACCCAAGAACAAGTTGCAGAGATAGTTAAACAACAACAACAACAGCAAGCATTGGCACAAGAACAACAACAAGCTCAAGTTGCAGCACAGGTTGATGAACGACAAGCTAATGCAGAATCTAAAAGAGCGCAAGCTAGAGCAGCATGAACTTTCCTTTTGCAGAACGTAAACATGAAGATGAATTATTTAAGGAAGTATTTAAGGGAGAAGCTGGTAAACAACTTATTGCAATACTTGCTAAGAATTTTCATGTATATAAAACAATACATACACCTGATCCTTATGTCTCCGCTTTCCAAGAAGGTCAGAGATCAGTTGTCATTAAAATAATGGAGATTATAACTCAAGACCTAGATGCAGTAAAACGCAGACTAGAAGTAATGGAACAAGAACGTCTTAAAAGGAGACAATAATGGAAGAAATGGAAACGGACTCTGCCCCTGAAGAAGTAGGACAAGCAGTATCTGACGAAGGAACAAATGGAGTGGAATCACCTGAAGCATCTGCATTTGACAGGATGCAATTTGATCCTTCATCGTTGTCTGCAAACTTGAGGAATGAACCAAGTCTTCAGACATTTACAAATGTAGAAAACTTAGCCAAATCATATGT